ATGATGAGCTTTCAGAAGATCTATAGCCCAATGCAATTGGCGAATGCAATGAAACTGGTTCGCCAGCAAAACGGCTGGACGCAGAGCGAGTTGGCGAAAAAAATCGGCATTAAGCAGGCGACAATTTCCAATTTCGAAAACAATCCTGACAATACCTCGCTCACGACATTTTTTAAGATTTTACAGTCGCTTGAACTCTCAATGACGCTATGCGACGCAAAAAATGCCTCGCCAGAAGCAACAGAACAGCAAGATCTGGAGTGGTGATGCCTAAACTAGTCACTTGGATGAACAACCAGCGGGTAGGCGAGTTAACGAAGTTAGCCAACGGCGCGCACACCTTTAAGTATGCACCTGAGTGGTTAGCCAGCCGTTATGCCAGACCGTTGTCACTTTCGCTGCCATTGCAGAGGGGGAATATCACCTCTGATGCCGTATTTAACTTCTTCGATAACCTGTTACCCGATAGCCCGATTGTACGTGACCGGATCGTTAAACGTTATCATGCTAAATCCAGACAACCGTTTGATTTATTGTCAGAAATAGGGCGAGACAGCGTTGGTGCCGTGACGTTAATCCCCGAAGATGAAACCGTAACGTGTCCGATAATGGCATGGGAAAAGCTTACTGAAGCCAGACTTGAAGAAGTATTAACGGCTTATAAAGCAGATATCCCGTTAGGCATGATTAGAGAAGAAAATGACTTTCGCATCTCGGTTGCTGGCGCACAGGAGAAGACTGCGCTGCTCAGAATAGGCAATGACTGGTGCATTCCGAAGGGAATAACGCCAACGACGCACATTATCAAATTGCCGATTGGCGAAATCAGACAGCCCAATGCGACGCTCGATCTTAGCCAAAGCGTTGATAATGAGTATTACTGTTTGCTGCTGGCGAAAGAACTCGGGTTGAATGTTCCGGACGCAGAAATCATTAAAGCGGGAAGGGTGCGCGCGTTAGCGGTCGAACGTTTTGACAGGCGTTGGAATACTGAGCGAACGGTTTTACTTCGCTTGCCACAGGAGGATATGTGCCAGACATTCGGTTTACCTTCATCGGTGAAATATGAATCAGATGGAGGCCCCGGTATCGCGCAAATTATGGCTTTTTTGATGGGCTCCAGCGAGGCGCTGAAAGATCGCTATGATTTTATGAAGTTTCAGGTCTTCCAGTGGTTGATTGGCGCAACGGATGGCCATGCAAAAAACTTCTCCGTATTTATTCAGGCTGGCGGCAGTTATCGGCTCACACCATTTTATGACATCATTTCGGCATTTCCGGTCCTTGGCGGTACGGGAATACACATCAGCGATCTCAAACTGGCAATGGGGCTTAACGCATCCAAAGGCAAAAAAACGGCAATCGATAAAATTTATCCGCGACATTTTCTGGCGACAGCAAAGGTGCTGAAATTCCCGGAAGTGCAGATGCATGAAATCCTGAGTGACTTTGCCAGAATGATTCCGGCAGCACTGGATAACGTGAAGACTTCATTACCGACAGATTTTCCGGAGAACGTGGTGACGGCAGTTGAAACCAATGTGTTGAGGTTGCACGGTCGGTTAAGCCGAGAATACGGTATTAAGTAAGATATGGGGTTTTGGTCGTTGTTAATGAGCAGAACAATCCATGAACCGCCAACGACTGGATTCTCCCTTGGTTTATGTTGGTGCGCATAATGTGACACGCGTTATGTTGAAAAGGCCGCTGCGATACTTTCCACCGCAGCGGCCTTTTTATACATAACGCCATTGTGCGCACTGTTGTGTATTCAGTCGTTGCTTCTGTTGATTTTATTGTGTGCCCTCAGGACGATTGGCAACACTATTGTTATGACGCTGAACAAAAACATGCCGAACAGACTACCGGCAATCAGGTATTTCATTAGTAAATCCAGAATCATGTCGTGCATGGTTTTTCTGAGCTGATGTTGTTAATCCTGTCGGGACTCTACATTCCTTTAGCTATTTTTTAAATCGTATTTTCGTATCCGAGACGCCAGCACGCCGATGAAGAAGATAAGGGGAGGAGGACGGAGGAACGCCAGCCGCACCCGCCCGCAGGGTCGAGGACGGGAGCGCCTGCCGTGACGACGGACGATAATCACGATGATGATGATTCTTGGCGTGTTTGGGCAGGGATAAACCCCCGTCTTGTAACACGGGGGTAGAGTCAACGGAAACTCAAGGGTTTCCAGTTAAACCGTATCCTTTCGATCCTTCGCGGGTAGTCTGCTGAATGCAGGAAAAGGGATCACATTGCCTTTTTTTTCTTAAGTTCTTCTTTGCTTATTAGATCTTTCACCGCATCATCTAAGTAGTTGTCTATTAAGTGGTTTACTATCTCTGATGGTTTTAGTAGCTCACCTGTTTTATTACCGATTTCCAGCACTCTTCGTTTTAGCTCCAGTTTTCTGTTTTCGTTAATCCTTACGGTTGTGTCTCCGCGCTTTGTTTCTTTTTTCATCAAAATTTACCTCTATGTCCTTTCAATAGAAGGTGATTATTCCATTTTTTTTACACCCGCATAGCGCATGCGTATTTACAACGCGCATTAAATGTGATTATGATGCGCGCATGCGGTAAATATATTGCGGTGCAAACATGTCTCACGAGATTGTTTACTACGATTACATTCCTGATTATGGCGTTAATGCCTGCATTGATGGTGAATGGGATTTCTTCAGCTCATTTAATGAGCTGTTCATTGCATGCGTTGAAACAATCGGGGATGACTTCGTTCTGGTATCTGTTGCACTGCCTTCTGGTTCATGGGTCGGTTATCAGGAGACTGTTTGCTAATGAAGCCGGTTCAGGAAACCATACGTCACGTCTTCATAGACCATCTTGCTTTCACTTTTCCAATAAGTGAGCTTAAGAATCTTGAGACTTTCGACGGTGCTATTCAGTTCTGGCGTAAGTATGGTTCCATGCCGCGTCTGCGTGATTTTCTGCCCGGTCGTGATGCCTTCTTTCGTGATGTGGTTGATCCTGAAACTCGATGCTGGGTTCCTGATGATGCGGAATCAGATAAAATTTATAGCGGTATTTCTGGCGATAGAGCGTTAATTGAACATCAAATTGAACAATATAATCAGGCTGTTCAGGCTGCGTATTTGCATCGCCTTAAAATCTGGTTATCCAGTGCTTTCGGTTTGAGTATGGGACCTGAACGGGACCGTGGTGGCTTTAATTATCGTTGTTCTGCGCCATTATTTTCTGATGATGGCGGTAATAATCTACATGGCTTTGCATTCTGGGGTGGAAACAATAACACGGTATATATACAGATTTCCGGTCTGGGATGTGCTCATGTATTTAGTGGTACTGAGCCTCAGGATGTATTCAAATGGTTGAAACATCTGAATATTACTACGCTCAAGCGTATTGATTTGGCTGTTGATGATTTCGATGGTGTTTTTACATGCGATGCAGCTGTTCGCGATCATCGTTCTGGCGCGTTTTATAGTGGTAAGGGGCCGCGTCCGGGTTTTTCGAATTCCTGTAAGTGGGATGGTCGCGCATTATTAAAGCAGGAGATGTACACGTTTGGTTCCCGGCAATCGCGTGTTTACTGGCGTATCTATAATAAAGCGCTTGAACAAAAAGTCAGTGGTACGTGGAATCGTTCTGAGGTCGAGCTTAAAGGGGTTCCTGTTGATGTACTGCTTGATATTGCCGGTTATTTTACGGGATTGTGTGATTATGCTGCACAAATCAATCCAGCTAAACCACGCAAGTTTAATCCTTATCGTCCTGACTTAGCGGACGAAAAAAGGCAATTAATGCACTGGAACATAATGTTCACTGGTTACGTAAGCAGTGCTCTAAATCTGTTGCAAAGTTATTTCATCTTCTCGGTAATGATTATGAGGCGGTATTTACTGCCATTGTCAGACATGAGGATATACAGGATGAGAAGATTAGATTTTCAATACCGGATGTTTATCGGCAGGTGATTGCAGGTAAATTCTATAATCGTTCAGTTCCATTTTAAGGTGGTTCTATGAAAAATGAGACTTTAAAGATAGTTTTTGTTCAATTTGGTAAAATTGAAGATTCAGATACTGAATGGGCGAATGCTCAGGCGTTGTCTACTACTTATTCATCTTCTCAGGCAGCAGGGCGTGCATCTGCCGGATTTGCTCCAGGAAAAATTGATGTTAGTCCTGATAATAATCATTCCGTTGGATTGCGCCTTCGTGATGATTTGAATTTTGCCCGTGAACATGGTGGTTTTTATATTGAGATTTTGCCAGCTTATGGTATGAAGTCCAAAAAGGAGCAATGGTTAGCGTTCTTTCTGACTATCAATTAATTTATCCTAAGCGGGATAAATAGTTTTATGTCTGTTAATTCGGATTCAGTTTCCACGCAAATTAATGCTATTTGCGTGGGGATACCTGATGTGTCGGGGATTTATTCCTCGGCGTTTTTAACGGGATTTTCACTGCCAGTATTTTGTTTTTTCTTGGCATGATTATTTCCACAATTTGGAGTTTAATAAGGAGACTTTAATTATGTTTGCAAAAATGACCAATTTTTTAAGGGTGTTGATAAGAAAGTTGCAGCTTTATCTTTTTCCGCTGCTTCTGCTCTTGCTGTATCTCCGTCTTTTGCTGGTACAGTCGATTTTTCATCATTGACTAACAGTATTGATATGTCTTCTGTTTCTGCTGTTATTCTTTCTATCGGTGTTGCAGGAGTTACAGTTTATCTGACTTTTGCTGGCGTTCGTAAAGTATGGGGAGCCATCAGAAGTATCTGAGTTGTTTTTTATGAGGAAGGGCGGATATTCCGCCCTTTTTTTGGATATTTATGTTTGATTTTATTTTTATGATGTTTGGTTCCCTTTGTGGGTTATGTTGCGTCATTGGCTTTAAATCTAATTTGTGAGGTTTTATGTCTACTCAAGAATTTAAAGTTAAATTGCCAGAATACACTATCGAGCAGATAGAAAGAATTATTTACAATAAAAATACAACCATTGAAGAATATGTTGTTTCAGTTATTCTTGAAAAAGCCGATCAGGATTTCCGTCGAATTGTAAAACCATTTAGTTTTTACTGGTGATGAAATGAGTTTTTTGAAAAATATTTCTGTGTCGCTATTGTACGTTTTGTTAACAAATCACGCCTGTGCTGAAACAGCGACACTGACTACCACAACATTTTCTTCTGAATTGTCCGGTATTATTAATCGCAAATTATCTGCAATGGGGGCCAGCGCCTCATCTATTTCGGCAACGTTATCAGGATATTCACGTGCGGCAGCGTCTTTTGCATCAAATTATGCTGCATCTGCCGGGATTTCTGCTTCAGCAATGTCGTGGAGTACTCTGGCTTACGGTCTTGGTGTAACTACAGTCAGTCTTGGAATTTATGCCGCAGGAAAACCTTTTGCTGAGGAGGTGGCAAAATTGGTTTTAGATAAAAACGGCTATAACGCGTTTTATTACACTCCAGCCATGAGTGCGGGTGTCAAGGCCTGGCATGGCGGGTTTGATAATTGCTACGTTACCAGTACTTCGCCGTTTTCTGCTGCTGCGCGGGTTATTCAGTGCTTACCTCCTGAAGATAAAGCCTCGCTTCAGTCGTCTTATTATACTCCTCCGAAGAGTATCGTTGATAATGAGTGGTACAGATTCTACTACGCTTATTATTTTCGAGGTTCCTGGTCCCAGAGTTCGTTTGTATTCTGGTCAGTAACGTTAAGTGAGGATTCTGTTTTTTGTGATAACGGTCAGGTTCTGTTTTATTCTGATGGTAATTCTACTTGCGAGGCAGCAACCACTGAAAATCCATTCTCATCGTCTCTCCACGTGCCATCTTTCTCTGGAAATAATCTGGCATCTCAGGATATTGCAGATATTCTTAACGGGCTGACTGAACAATTAGATGGCCTCTCTGAATATCGCGGGATATCTTCGTTTTTATTGAAATATTCCTCTGCTGACGTAGACAATTATCGTTCTACGGTAGACCTCCGCATCGGTGATTCTGCAAGTTTTACAGAATCTGGTGTTATTGCTATTCCTCCGACACCAGGTGGTGATACCAGCAATTCTGGAGGTAAATATACCCCTCCTGTTATTGACCCCGGTTTTAAGCCCGTTGGAGGTACGGGCAGCGGTACGGGTACAGGCAGTGGTACGGGTACAGGCAGCGGTACGGGTACAGGCAGCGGTACGGGTACAGGCAGCGGTACGGGTACAGGCAGCGGTACGGGTACAGGCACTGGAACGGGTACAGGCACTGGAACGGGTACAGGCACTGGAACGGGTACAGGCACTGGAACGGGTACAGGCACTGGAACGGGTAGCGGTACAGGAGCTGGAGTCGGAACAGGTTCTGGCAGTACCACTGTAACAGGTAATGCTACGGTAAATGTTAACGTGACTGTGTCAAATGACTTTGGCACTGCACCTTCAGTGGATACGCCTGATATTTCATCTCCTGAGCCTTCATCATTCATTTCTCCATTGTGGAATATGTGGCCTTCTGCGCGTGATTTTTCACTGACAATTCCACGGGGGCAGTGTCCTGTCTTTACATTCAATATCTGGAATAAAGATTATCAACTGGATACTTTTTGTGTGCTGCTTGATACCGATGAAGTCAGGGCCACTTTCAGGGTGATTATGACGCTGATTGGCTCCATGCTTTCATTCTTTATTGTTCTTCGGTCTTGATAATCAGGTGGTGAATTATGTTTGCCATTTTTATTGCTGCAATAAATACTGCTCTTGGTTTTATTTTTCGTACTGCACTCATTAAGTTTGTAATGTTCTCTGCAATTTATATTATGGTTGTAGAAGTTCTTCCGTTGATTGTGACTCATCTTCCTGATGGTAGCAGTATTTCCTCGCTTTTTTCAGAGTTGCCTTCTTCTGTTTTGTGGTTTCTTAATCTGATGTCTTTTGATGTTGTTTTGCCCATGATGGTTTCAGCCATGTTTACGCGTTTCTTTATACGCCGTATTCCATTCTTTAATTAAGAGGGTGATTTATGGCTATTACTGCATATATTGGCGTGCCGGGTTCTGGCAAATCTTATGAAGTGGTTAAGTCTGTTATTATTCCGGCTGTTGCATCCGGCCGAAGGATTGTCTCAAATATATACGGACTGAATCATGAGGCAATCATTCAGT